GAAGTTGTGATTTCAATCAATGTTTTTCCTTCATAATCAGAGTTTAAAGACTTTAGATTTGAGGCTTCAAACATCTGGTCGTCTGTATCTGCGCCGGTAGTATCTGTGGTTCTTATTCTAACAAACCATGTATCTTCTTCGGTAGAGTTATCTTTAATCAAATACATCTGATTTACTGTATAGGTTCCGTCAACAGTAGTGCCTTTGACAACAATCGTATCTCCATCCTGTATATTACCATAAGTGTCAATGTGCAACATAGGGGATGGTGTGCCTGTATATATTCTATCATCAAACTTTAAAATAAACTCTCTATCAACTTGTTTAGGATGATGCCCCATAATGTGCAACACATCGTCACCTTCCCATTCGTCTTCAACATTGTTTGGCCCATCTTCGTCTTCGTTGATATATATCTGAATCGCAGAACCAGAATACAAAGAACATCTTCCGTTTGCTATTGGACTCATACCCACTGAATAGGTATCTGTATCATACCTACTGAAACCTAACTCCGTTCCCTTTGCCCCCATATTTCCGCTACCCATCAATAAAGAATCGGAAATAGCAGTAGTTTCATCTATTCTCTTTTCAACAAGAGAAGCCATAGAAAGGTGATTACTTAGACTTATGAAAGCATTTTGACCTAACTCCCATATAGGCAAGGTTCTATCTAATATGCTAAGTGAATCTCTTGCAGTTATACTTGTTTTTAGTGTCTGTGCTTTAGTGTCTTGTCTATGGTCTACTGATTCAATAGTGCCTTGCCAAATAGGTCTATCTTCATTGTTTAAAAACATAAATAGTTTCCATTCTGTTGTAGCGACTCCTGTTGTTAGAGGGGCTAATGTGTAAGAATTGTCATCGTCTAAAACATCTATTTTCAATATGCTAATTTTGTTTGCGCCGGTTGACATATTGAAGGAAGTTACGGGGTTGGGGATTGTTCCATCAAACTTGTTTGTAAGAGGGATTGCTACTGCGGCTCTATCTATCATTGTCACTATATTAGCATAGTAGGTAGAATTAAAACTCCAATTAGCATCTAAAGACCACCCGTAAGAAGTAGTCTTATCTACTGCTACATTGATAGTGCCATTAGCAAAAGATGTAGTGCTTCCATTTGAATATGCTCTCCAAGTATTAGCAACAAAGTCTGGAACTACTTCAATATCGCACCACGCCTCTACTTCCGGTTGCTCATCTGGAAAACCATTAGCAAATCGAGTAAATGCAGTATCTACTCCTAAATCTGCTAATGTTATTGGAACTGTCATCAAAGCAGTAGTATCATCAAAATCATCATTAGATTTATTGTATGTTGTTGTAGATTTGTAACCTATTTTAAGTGTATAATCCCAATCAGTATCTGTTATTACTTTGTGAACAGCAATTCGCAAATGAAAACTTTCTCCTATTCCTTTGAATCTAAGTGGCCCATCGTAAGTTATTACTCTCTCTGTTCCAGATGTAACCGTAGGAGTAGGATTACCAGAACCCTTTGCCACATACATATTATTGATAAAAAATACATTTTTAGAAGGACTTTTTATTTCATGGCTGATAAAGGTAGGTCTGTTATCAGTAGAGTCTGTGTTAGGGCTTTCAGCAACATAAACACTTGCGAAAGAAATAGTATTTAGATTACCATCTGCCGAATCGTGGGATGGGTAGCCAGAGGTCTGCCTACCTGTCTGTAAAAAGGATATTGGGGAACCAGCATACTTATCTAAAACATTTGCTGATATTTCGATGTCTGGGTTTGAAATAGGTGAAACACCCCAACTAAAATCCATTTCACCAAGAGGACAGTAGTATTTCCCGTTAGAATCATGGCCGTTAAAAAAAGCAAGATATGAATCTCCGGCAGAACCTTTAAGCCTCTGCCTATTTCCTAAAACAGAGTTAGGCACTTTAGGTTTTGCTTGCGAAAATGTTCTTGTGGTATTATCTCTTGTTTCATCATATTTTAACCATTGAGATATACTACCATTATGAGTAAGTTTATCATCGTCACTACCACCTAATTGTTGATATTCAGTAGTGTAATCGTAAGTAGGTTCGCCCGATAGGTAAATGCCTGTTCTTTTTCTTTCTGGGAATGAATATTTAAATTTTGGATTTAGTCTTGCGTTTTCTCCAATTGCAGAACCAAAGTGGGTTTTAGTATGGTCTAATGTTCTTACATTAGCATCATTTAAATCATCTGCTACTGCTCTTGAAGATGAAAAATCATCATAGTAGCCACCTACCCAGAAATTGTATAATGTATTTACCTGCTTCATATTGGAACACCTTGCGCTCTTAACTCTGCTGTCACTCCTTGTGTCACTTGCTCAACCATCTCTGGTAGCGTCATTCCATTAAAGTTGTTAGTCTGTATCAACTCTACTTTATGCAAAAGGCTTTCTACTCCGCCTTGTGTGATTTGTTTGTAAATAGCACCTGTGAAGTTTGACCTCTCTCCAAAGAATAATTCTTCTCTTGCATTCGCAAACTCATTCTGTTGTTGAGTTAAAGTATCATAAAATTGCTTATGAGAATCTGCTAAATCGTCTTGACCATCTTTTTCAACTTTCAAAAGACTTTCATAATATTCTTTTGTAAACTCATCTCCGTCTGCAAAGTAAGCGTTTCTAATGCTTGCCAACTCTTTATTGTAAACCTTTTGAGCCTCATTAAGTGCTTCATTTCCATCAGCAAACTCGCTGAAAATATCTTCATAATATCCTTCAAAAGAAGCAACTTCTTTTAAGGCCCCTTCTGGTGTAACATAACCTACTGTATATACTTCTCCATACTTAACTTCCATACCTGCAATTCTTTTTGTAAGTTCTTTTTCTGTAAGAACCAAACTATCTAACATTTGTTGACCCATATCAAAATCTGCATTACTAAGAAAATCTTGCGCTTCGGTAATAGCACTCACTTGTTGTTCGACAACTGACAACTTTGATATTTGGTCTTCGTAAGCGTTAGCAGTAGCAACATCTCCTCTTTTTACTGCTGCTTCATGAGCCTGTTCAAATCGTAATCTTCTTGTATGAATATCGTCTAAAGTCTGTTGTGCTAATTCAGCATTTTGCTTTAAGTCGTTGAAAGACATATCAAAGACTCCTGTCAACACCGCTTCTTGCCCTGCCGTACCAGATAATTCTGCTAAAATCGCAGAAGTCCTATTTAATTCATCATTAAGACCTCCTAAATTATCAAGGTCGCTATTGAAATTGTCACCAAAAATACTGTCAAATAATTCAAAACCAAGATAAGCACCTAATGTTACAAGTGCGCCTGTTATGGCAGTAAGACCACCCGTAGACATATGTAGAGCCATTCCCATACTCTTTATACCCTTAGTCATTTTGATAATAGCGGGAATTGCTTGACTTAACATCATTAAACTCATAGTATACATAGTAGCACTCATTTGTTTACTACCGTCTACAATCATAGGGAAGAGTAAAGAGAATCCCATCAAAGTCTTTTGTGTGGTTTTTAAATACATATTTCCTTCTATCATAGCAGCATGAGAAGCCTTCATGCTCTGCGTAAAGGACATTGTAGAAGCACCTGCCTTTTTCTGTGCTACTGCTAATTGCTCATCTGCCGTAATGACTTGAGTTATTGCTATTCTTTCTTGATTTAAAGTCATTATATTTTCTCTTGTTTTTGCTATTTTTTCATCAATAGCAACTGTTGTCTTTCCTTTTGATAATAACTCTGCCCTTTCTGTTTGAAGAACCATTAGACGATGCCTTGCTTCTTCTTGAAGAGATAATAAATCTGCTTGTCTGGTAGTTAATCTCTTAAGTGTCTTAGAGTCTAATTGTTCTGATAACACCACTTCATTTGCCATAGCATTTGCGTGTGCAGTAAGAGATTGGTTTATTTTTTCTTGTAGACCAAGACTTTGAAACATTGTTGTTATGCTTCTTTTGTCTATTACTTCTCTTGTGGCTTTAGTAGCAATAAGTTGCTGACTTATTTGTTTTTCAAATATAAGGTCGTTATTAGCGATTCTTTGATTTGTCATAGATTGACCTCTCAAAGCAATATTCTTCTGTAGTTGATTTCCTTGACTTCTTAAAGCACCAGAAAGTTTTCTTAATGCTTTTTCTGCTTCTCCAGCCGACTGTGCTTCCTGTAAAGCAAGGAGAGCATCTTCCTTCTTTGCTCTTATATTCCTTATTTTTTCTTCCAAAGCCCCTCTTTCTGCCTGTCTTTTTCTAACTAAAGCATTCGCAGATGATAAAACAGATTGTTGTTCTCTGTTAAGAGCAGTAGCACTTCTGAAAGTAGTCAATATACCTTTTTCATTCGCAAGATTTTCTAATGTTCTTGCGTCATACAATTTCTTGTATTCCATAGCCTCTATTCTTGTTTTATTGATTGCATCCGGTCTTGATGCTTGGTATGCTTTGAATGCAACTGTAATACCTACAACTCTAAGGGCTAATTCTGCCAGAGGTTGAATTAATTGTTGATAAGCGTTTGAGGCTGCTATTACATTACCTGCTACCTTATCCATACCGGGAATTTCAAGAACCGCTTTTGCACCCTTTAAGAATGTCTCTTGCGCTCTATATGAAGTCATATATGCTTCTGCTAAATCCTCCCCTATCGCTACCTTCATGTCATTTATCTTTGCTTCCATTTGCGTTGCTTGGAAAACGGCAGATTTTGTTTTATTTTCAAACTCTTCAATAGCGGGATAAAGTGTGTTGAAAGCATCAGTTTGCATCTGTGTTAGACGATGTTGATTTTCCATTATCTTTAGGAATTTGATATAGTGACGGGAACCAGCAATACTTACTGCTAATGCTCTTTTTTCCTCTGCCGACATAGCATTATAGGCTGGAGTTATTCTTTCTATTACATCAGTTAATTTTAATTGCGCTACTCCTTGAGCATCAAGACCCGGAATTAATTCAGCAATAGCCTTTGTTGCTTCGTTATTTGCATTTCCGAGACGCTGATAAATCATACGCAGACCTGTTCCCGCCCTGCTTACTTCTTCACCTGTTTCAAGTAGCAAAGCAGACATAGCGGCCATATCACCAATTGACTCACCTGCAATATCCGCTTGACTTGCGAATTGGTTAAGAACGAATGTAATATCTTCCATTGTAGCAACAGAAGTATTTTCAATTGTGTTAAGTTGGTTTAGGGCGTGTATTGATGCTTCTCTTACAAGATTAGCCTGTTGCTCTGCCGTTAAGTTATCATATTGGGCTTGAGTAAGACCGCCCATAAGGAATTGGGTTTGTTGTGCTAAAGCAATAAAACGATTCATACCTAATTCGGTTTCCATTTCACCGACTTGAGCCATCAATAGACCCTGTCTTGTAGCCTCAATAACTGCAAGTTGGGAACCCAATACTGCCTTTAACTGCGCCGTTCTTGCTGCAGCGGCTAAAGATTCAGCACCTGTAAATGCGAAAGCGTGACCCATTTCTTGTGCTGCTTCTGCGAATGCTCTAACTTCGCCTTCTCCGGCGTTATAGAATTTACGAACCCTTACAAATTGTTCTTCAAATTCAAAAAATGCCGCCGTAACACTATTTACGGCATCAATTATGTAAGATGTGCTTTCTGAAAAAGTGTCAGCGATACTACTTATTGTATCAAGAACAATCGCTTCTTGGACTACCATAGCGGCACGAGTATCACCAAGTAACTTCTCCGACTGTAATTGTCCTATTACATCGAAAAATACTCGTGCTGCACCTGCTTTTGCCATCTAATCACCAGCCCATTCTTTTAACATATTACCCATATCTTTTGGTTTTACTGTGACTGAATCTGCTCTCCTTTGATTTCTTCTTGCTACTGCTTTTTTAGCATCTATCTTATTATCTTTTTCATCGTATTGTTCTTTTATTCTACTGCTAATTTCGAGTGCTATTTCTAAATCATAATCTAATTTTATCCATCCACCCTTACAATCGTATTTTTCAAACAAATCACTTGGTAAGACCCCTTTAAATGTTGAGCATAACATCGGCGCAACAGAGGTCAAGAATCCAAAGGGACCGCACCCTCTAAGTCGTCTCCTCTGACGAAGTTTAGTATGTCTCTAACTTCTTCGGAAGTAAGAGTATTAATATCAAAATTTTCTTCAATTACACATCTTGGAACCCATGCTTGAATTTGCGAATCAATACCTGCACCTGCTTCTGACAGAGCATCATTAAATTCTTCATGTTGCTCTGGAGTCCACTCTGCGGGGTTTGTTCCAAAATGTCTAAATTTTCTAAAGGTCTGGGCTTGGATTTTTTCAATAGCAAGTTTATCCATACCGGAGGCTTGTCTTACCCAAATCTTCTTTCCGTCATTCAATTCTATCTCTTTCTTTAATACAGGCACTTTTATCACTTTCCTTTACTTTTATACGAGTCATTGACTCGTTCCATTTAGCAATTATACTACTGTTGCTAATCATGGAATATCACTTCATGGTGGGCTTTCATATGCAATAGTAGCAGTAAAGTTATTCCCTACTGCTTGTTTAACTACTGATATTGAAAATATTTCTGTTCCGGCGGTAAGACTTTGTAGAAATGTTTCAATTAAACCACCTAATGTTAGGTGAGTGCCGTGTATCGTTTCTACGGCTATGTTTGCTGGGGTTGCGACAGGCACTTAACTACCCCCATCACGCATCCAAGTCAAGTGTAGATAAAGCAGAGTCTGTGCTTTCAAAAGCAACTTTTACGGTGGAAGTAGCAGTTAAATCATACAGAGCATGGAACTTTACAGTCATTGTCTGTGAATCTCTACCGCTTACTGATGTTTCTGGCATTTCATAATGTAAATTAAAGAAATCAAATCTAATAAAGTTTGTAGCACTGTCTTCAAACAAAACAGATAGCGCAGGTGTGCTACTGCCCGGATAGACTTCTGCCGCACCATTAGCAGATGTAGCACCCATCATTTCAGCGTAAGTTATAGCATCGTCAAGACCTGTGTCTCCGCTTTCTGTCATTTTGTGGAAAGTAATCGAACCGCTTACTTCACGAGTAGTCACAGGTGGCTTTCTTGCTACACTGTTTGAACCAAGAGCGTAAGTATTGTCTATATCGTGGTTATTTTTAATTTCAAAATCAATACTCTGAACCATTGAAGAAAATGCAGATGATGTTGCTGCTTCTTCAAAGTTTACATAAGTCTTTGCGAAATGCAAAGCATCTCCTGTATAAGTTGGAACATCGGTTCCTAAACTACCAGCCTCTGCGGTCTGGGTTGAACCAATAGTAGCAAATGAAATCATAGCGTATTCTCCGACAGAAGCAGATACTGACATTGATTCCATAACTTGACCCGGAAATAGTGCCTCTCCATCGTCACGACCAATGCGGAATGTGTAAGAAGGTAATTCAGTAACACTTGTAATTGCTGGTTCTGCGATTATACCTGTTGTTGGCCCTGCTGATTCAAAGACAGTAGGGTTGTCTCCAAATAGACCGTGAATACACATCATTGTGAAGTGGCAAGGTTGAAGGACTTGTGACCAACCTCCAGAGGAGGAGATTTTGCCCATAACTGCTTGTCTACTATTCCAATAATTCATGTCGCTTCTTTTGTTTACATCAAAAGTCTGACCAAAGGTTTCTGATTCAACTTCGCCTACTGCGTCTGTAGGAACCGCAGTAGCATATGTGGTTTCTTTACCAATGGCTAAATACCTATGAACATTACTTAATGCCATATATCAGACACTGTATGTTTGTCTAATAAAGACTTCTTATACTTCTCTTTGGAACATCCGAATCTTTTTCATATAAGTTAGTGTTAGAGTATGAACACAAACAACTTCATCATCATCTATCTTACTATCAAGGACTGCATCATAAGATATTAGAGAATCAATTCCATCTTCAAGTCCTGTTTTAGTATACAATTCATCAAAAACTTCTCCCATAATTGATAGACCAAGACGGTATGCGTTTTTGTAATCTGTTCCACGAGTTGTAACATAGATAATTACATTATATCTCTGGTCTGTCCTACGACCTCCCAGAACTAAAAACTCTGGGGATTCTAATTTCTGTGTAAGGACATGGATTGTGGGAGGTCTGAATCTATTTATCATGGCTTGCGAAGATAAGTCGTAACCATACAAAATACTTGATTCTGTGACATGAGTCTTGATTAAGAATCTATTGCTTGCTTTAAGAACATTAACAATATTCAGACCTGTGCGAATAAGAGAGTTAGTAGTCCAATCGGACATATCCATTTCGTCTGGGGAATAAGCACCATATGGAGTATAATATGCTACATACCAATCAACTGTTCCTGTTGTATTACCAAAAGACGCAGTCTGTGATACAGAAGATGTTGCCGTAACTTCAAGATAATGTTGTTGTGCATCGTCATCTTCTATAATTTCTCGCATATACAATCTTGCCGTTCCGTCATTCGCAAGAGTAAGTCGCAAAAGACTTGGAACTGCATCATCTTCTGCCATACTTAAATCTAAATCAGAAGAAGTAGCAGTAGTAGCACCAACTAACTTTACTTTATTATTTGAACCATTTGCTTTTACTTCTACTCTGTAAGAACCATTATCAAGAGTCATTAAAACTTCATCGTTATCTGGATTAGATACATACTTCATAGCACAAATTATAGTTAAATCGTTTTCG